TTTAAGACATTTTATCAGCAGTATGATGTACGTAGAAACAAAAGTATTCATGTGTTTCCTAAAATTCTTACAGACTGGGTAGAAAGTATTCCGGATACAGACGCAAGTATTATGGAACTTGCTGAAAAAGAAGGCTGGATACTAAAACCTGACAATAAAAACATAGATGAACCTCTGGCAACATATGACTGATAAAGTTGGACCATACTTTTGTGCAGCACCGTGGACGCATACTTACGTTAGCCCGCAAGGCGAGCGTAGGTTATGCTGTGCAAGTAGAGAAGATGCGAGCTTTCAAAAGCAGTACATAGACGCAGGCGACAAAGACAATGCAGAATTTGCACCTGTAAGTCTAGAAGAACACTGGAACAGCGAGTATATGAAAGATATTCGCAAGCGTATCCTTGCAGGAGAGAAGATTAGCCAGTGTGATGTGTGCAATAATCAAGTATTAAACTTACACACATACAAAAACTATTTTACCAACACACTTTTCCCACACAAAATTGATGACATAATTGCCAGCACACGAGAAGATGGCTACACAACTATGCAGCCTGTTAGTTACGACTACCGTATTTCAAACTTATGCAACTTTAAATGTCGTATGTGTGGTGAACAACTAAGCAGCAGTTGGGAAACTGAAAAGATTAAACACAATGTAGTCAACTACGAGCGTGAGAAATGGATGCAACCTGACACACGCAAGAAGATTAGTACATTCCAAAAGGAAGTTCTTGAAACAGAACTACAATCCGCAGTTGATAGAGGCATTGTAGAGGAGTTATACTGGGTAGGCGGTGAGCCACTTATGTATGATATCCACTGGCGCATCATGCAACAGCTAGTTGACACAGGCAAAAGCAAGGATGTTGTAGTACGCTACAATACAAACTTGAGCAGAACACACTACAAAGACTATAAACTGTATGACATGCTGGACAACTTCAAACGTGTAAACATCTGCGCCAGTATAGACGGCGTAGGAGCAGTGGGCGAGTACATTAGGACAGGATTAGACTGGAACGAATGGCTGCAAAACTTCAAAGATGGTATGTTTCTCATCAACAAGTACGGCAATGACGCAATGGTGTTTGATGTAACACTAACTACCCCAGGATTGTTTGATTTAAAACGTATGTTTGATGTGGTTACAGAACTAGATGTTAAAAGTTATTTTAAAATTACGTTTGCATTTGATCCAAGTGTGCTAATGAGTCCTATGTGTTTGCCTAGAGCAGTACTAGATGAACAAATACACGAGCTACTAGACTATATTAAGCCTAGAGTTACACACAAAACTCGTGTATATCAAGAAACATTAGAAAATATGCTTGAGCGCAAAACATTTGAAGAAGAATACGCTAACTATGCAGATGGTTGGAGACGAGGTAAGAAGAACATACTGTTCTTAGAAAGTATTAGAACACAAGACGTTACATTTAGAGACACACTAAGTGACGCTGGCAAACTATGGTGGGATAACATTGAGTAAAACATTTTGCCCATTACCGTGGACACACCTAGCAACACACCCGCATGGTAGTGTTACACTGTGTTGCGAAAGCGATATGGCAAATCGCAACAGTGAAGCACAGAATTTACCACGTGAGTTTATTACACTGCACAACACAGAGTACGACTTTAAACAAATAATGAACAGCGACTTGTTTAAGCAAGTTCGTAAAGACATGCTTGAAGGTAAACAGCCTGCACCTTGCACCAAGTGCTACAAACTAGAGGCACTGGGCAATGAAAGTAAACGTACTCGCGACACAAGACTATTAGACTTTAGTTTAGAAGATGCACAACGTATTACACAACCTGACGGAACACTAGACGAAGTTAATTTTGAGTTTATTGAATTACGTTTAGGTAATATATGTAACCTAGCATGTCGTAGTTGCAACCCACAAAGCAGTTCAAAGTGGATTGGCGATTGGGAAAAACTAAATGAGCGTAAATTTGACATGCCACAGAGTATGTTTAATTGGCCCTTGGACGAACGCTTTTGGGCAAACCTAGCAGAACACTGCAACAACACACGTAAGGTTTATATCAATGGCGGAGAACCTTTACTAGTAGACAAGCACATGCGTTTCCTAGAGTTTTTAATTGCTAAAAACTTGGCTAACAAAATTACATTAGTCTACAGCACAAACGCAACAATCATAAACAACAAATACATAGACTTGTGGAAAGAATTTGAGCAAGTAGAGTTCATGGTAAGTATTGATTGCTTGGAAGAGCGCAATACATATCTACGACATCCTGCTCGCTGGGACAAGACACTTGAGTCGTTTGAATGGTTACACAGTCTAGGACACAAGTGTTATGTGCTACAAACAGTAAGCATAATGAACATTTACTATATCAAAGAGTTTTGGGAGTTTTTTAGAAGCAGAGGTGTATACGTTTCGCATAACATGGTACATCACCCCAATCATTACAGTGCAGCAAATGCACCTCAACATGCCAAGCAGGCTGTGCTAGATAAAATTGCAGGTATGCCGTTCTATGACAGTATAAATAATTTTCTAAGTCAAGAACCTAACACACTAGCATTTGAACAGTTCTTTAAAGAAAACGAACGGTTAGATGTTATACGCAAACAAAGTTACGCAGAGACGTTTAAAGAGTGGCATGATAAACTTATATTACGATAAAATTATTGAAGGCATACCTGCTCCTAATGGAACTAGTTATGTCACACATACGAAAAATACATATCAAATTCCAGTAATTAAAGAAAATTTTAGGAACCAAATGCCTATTGTTCCTTATACTGAATTTTATTTTATGATGAAATTTACAAAAACATCGGTTAATTTGTATACAGGAACTCAAAAAGCAAAAAACTTATTTTATCCTATTGAGCTAACAGAATCATTTACTATACATAAACACGGGTTAGAACAGTTATTAACTACAAAAGTTAAAAATAAAATAAAAAAAGGGGCGTATAAACTTCTATTAATATGTAGTAGGGTTATGCATACAAACTTTAGTATGTTTCAACTAAAAGAAAAACTAGATAGCCTAGTTGCTTCGGGCGTAGATAAGAAAAATATTTACATATTATTAAGTGATGTAAATGTTAGTTATAAAAAATTTTTAGATATGCCAAATGTGTTCGGCATAGATTGGCAACAAATATATACACAAATTGCATATAGAGCTAGATATGAAAATAGTGCAATACAACACCACTTTCCGTTTGATGATACAATAAAACATTGTAATCAAACGGAAATGTCAAAAGAAAAATTTAATTTAGAATTATGGAAACCAAAAAGACTTTATACTGCTTTAACATATGAGCAAAGGCCGTGGGATATAAGTCTTATCATTGAGCTAATATATCAACAAGTAGACGCCCACGGACTGTGGTTTTTTAACAAAGGTACGTTTGATTTACCAGAAAGATTAGGCGATGTAATTGATTTAAAATTACCAATGCAAGAATATGCTACAAAACAAACAATTTTATCAAATTTAGAAACAAAAGAAATATCACAAGTTGCAAGAGACAAACTAACGTTTAACAATAATATATACCACGATTCTTTATTTAATATTGTAAGTGATAATTTTGCACCTTTGAATTATTCTTCGTATCCTGATAGCATTTCAGTTATTGCACCAGGTATTAATGTTTGGAAACAAATTGCACAAGGACATCCTTTTATTGTTTTAGGAAATCTCAATATTATGAATTATTTAAATAACCAGGGATATTTTTCTTACAATGAGTTAATATACCAAAATTACGATAGTATTACATATACTCCGAAAAAAGTTAAATTTATAGCAAATGAAATTAAAAAACTATCTAAAAAAACACCAGAAGAAATAGAAGTAATAAAAGATAATATAATGTCTTTTGCAAAAAAGAATCAAGAAAAGTTTTATAAAAAAGATCATAGTAGAGTATTTTGGCAACTTTTCATTGACATGAGATATGAACCTGTAGTATAATAGTATCAATGTACGACATTGTTTTTATAAATGACCACACAGAATATGCAAATATTTCTTGGAATAAGTTAAAACAAAATTACCCAAGAGCAAAGTCTGTTGACAATTTTAAACAAGCACAAAAAGTAGTATTCACAAAAATGTTTTGGGTAGTATGGCCCGACATTGATATTTGTAACGACTTTAAATTTAACTATCGTGCAGACGAATGGAGTCAAGATTATATACACACATTTTTAAATGGTGAAACTTATGACGGTATAATACTTGTACCAAAACGTGCTGAAATAGCAGAACGCGAGATTCGCCATAGATTCTTTATAAACAAGAAAGAAGTAGACATAGTAGCAAGTACTCCTAAGCCGTTTGATTTATTTTATATTGATACTTGGGAAGAATACGAAGAAGCATTAGAAAAAAGCTCAACAGAAATGTTTTGGGCAGTGTCACGCAATTTAAAATATGATCAGACATATATAAACAACTTTTATTTTAGTCATCACAACAGTTATGACAGGAAGGAAAATCATGCATTTGTACATGATGTTGATGGAAGGAAATTATACAACGGCGTTTTCTTATGTTCAAAAAACAAACCCCTCAACAAAAAACAAATT